TGCAACCCCTGCTGTGTCACTATTGACTTTAAGAGGGCAAACAGGCGTTACGGTGTTCTCAGGCTCATCTGTAGGTAGTACAAAGACAGGTGATAGGTTTACTACACTATCTGATGTTACATTTAGGGAAGATTTTGGTCAAGGTGTGGTGTTAGACATCACAAGCTTAAACGTAGGTGATGTGTATTCCTTATCTTACAAGAGTGCTAAAGGTGTAAATGACTACCCACCTATTGGCGTAAGCTACGTTGTTGGTGACACAAAGAAATCTATAGCTAAGAAGTTTGCTGACACCCTAAATGCAATATCCTCCATACTGGATGCTACTGTTGACAGTGAAGATATGGTTCATGTCAAGTATAAAGATAGGGGTGTGACAGGGTTTTTCTTCCCATCAATTAATTTAAGTGTGGTTAAGTCTTATCAGAATGCTTACAGTGTTGCTGCAACATTCACAGCCATCAAACAAGCACCTATGACTTTAACAAACATTCAATCACCTGTACTAGGTTGGGATGAAGTTTACAACTCATACTCAAGCGTTGCTAGTGTCCCCGAAGAAACAGATAAAGACTTTAGGCTTAGAGTTAAATTTAAGTCAGGCAATGATTCATCAGGAAGTAGACAAGCTATGCAGTCTGAGTTAGAAGCTTTAGAGGGTGTAAGGTTTGTAAACATTCAAGAGAACATTCAGGATACTGAATTTGAGGGGAGAGGGGCACATGGAATTAGTGTTGTGGTTTTTGGTGGTGATGGTGATGAAATCGCTGATGTTATTGCTAGGAATCGCCCTTGTGGATGTCTTACAGATGGGGACATTGTAATAGGTGTTGCTGACATAAATGGTAAGACTCAAGACATAGCATTCAGGCGACCTATATTAGTCCCTATCAAGGTTAAGCTTGCATTGACAACAGATAGGTCATACCCATCAGACGGTAACATTAGGATTCAAGATGCTATTGTATCTCACTTCGACACTCTGAATGTTGGCGATGATGTTAAGCTCTCTAGGTTGTACACCCCTATCAATACTGTAGATGGGCAAAGTGTGAACTCACTCCAAATTGGATTATTGAGCGGTGACTACGGTACTGATAATTTAGAGTTAGCTTTTGATGAGTTAGCTACAATATCTTATGAGAATATCAATATTTAAGGGGGCTTCATGGACGCTATTGATTATGTAGCCTTGTCTGAGTCTAGGTATACAGACTTTCATCGTAATGATGAAGTTTTTAAAGCTTTAATTCAAACCTTAGCACAACAGAAATTGGATAGACAAACTCAATACATTAACTTTGCTAAAGATTTTCTTGACATTGATAAAAGTGAGGGGAAAGCTCTTGATGCCATAGGGAAGGTTATTGGGCAGAAAAGGGAGTTAGCAAACTTCATTGACGAACCCTACTTTGGGTTTCAAGGGGCTAGGTATGCAGAGGCTTTCGATGTGGGGTATTGGTACTCTCAGAATAAAGGTAAATTAGGCTCTTTGAAGATTGCTAATGATGAGCAGTATCGTAGGCTTATTAAAGCTAGAATCATCAACAATAAGACTTGGTGTACAAGGAATGAATTGCTTTCTATTGTAAACCTGTTGACGGGTAATGATAAAAGTGAAATTGATGAAATAAGGCATGGGGTATTTCAAGTTAAGGTTAGTGGTGATGCTGATGGCATTGCATCTTACTTCATATCTAAATACAGAGATGCAGATACAATATTCTCAATACCGCTAGGTTATAGGATGTCTGTTAGGTATGTGGATATTGATGATGGTGGTGGTGATTGGGATGTAAGCTGTGTAGGAGCTACAACACAGTTTGGGTTAAGCTCAATCTATGGTAAGTATACTATGTATATAGATAATGAGGTAGAACCCAGAGTTACAGGAGAACCGCATGAACTTATAAACTACGCAGGTGCAAATATGTCTAACACCTTGTTTATTGATTACGATGGTTATATGTATTTCACAAACCTATCATCACAAAACTTAAAAGTTAGGTTAGTACCTGTAGGGGGTGCGACAGCAACTTTATATACCGAAACTAACCCTACACTTGGTGTAGATTCAAACGGTGTCATTACAGCCTGCCTAGCGGGTATTTAATATTAGGAGATATACATGAGTACAATTAATCAAAAGCCTAATGTTAGGGCTGTATGGGCATCAGCAGGCAGCTTAGGTGCTGTAGATGTAGATAGGATTCAAGAGGGTTGGGTGGAGGAAATTCCCCCATCTGAGGTGGCTAACTGGATTGAGAATAGGCAAGACACTGCAATTAAGTACTTATTCCAAGAGGGCTTTGCTGAATGGGATTCTGCATTTGAATATAGGTTAAACAGCTTAGTTAAGTATGATGGAAAAGTTTACATTGCAACCTCAGCTAACTTAGGCAGACAACCTGATATTGAAAACTCTTTTTGGTCTGTTGCTTTTGATGACAAAGGTTCTGCTGCTGCTGTGCAAGCCATTGTAGACAGCATATTAAATACAGAAGGATTCTTAAATCTTTATGTATCTAAGGCTACACCTGTGATGAACTCGACTGCTAAAGCTCCTGCTTTTAGGGCGGATTCAGGTTCACCATCAAACACAGCAGGTTCAGACAAAGTAGGCTTCGCATTTATAGGCGATGACACTACAGGGTTGTTTAAGGTGGGGAACTCCCCAAACCAACGCCTTGCATTAGTAAATGGTGGCGTTGTCGGTGGCATTGTCCCACTAGGTAATGAGGGGATTGGTACAAGCGACGAGACGTTAGTCACAGCAGCTTTTTTAAAAAAGTATATTGATGAGAGGTTTGAATCGTCTCGTATCCAAATTGGCATGTCCATTATAACCCAAAATCACAATGACCCTGCCTCTTACTTGGGCTATGGGGTTTGGCAACGTGACTGCGAGGGTATGGCTATTGTCGGCGCATCAACATCTGTAACTGGGGCAACACCTGACTGGGTTAAGACTGTTAATAATGTTTATGGGGATTATGAACACACCTTGACCATTTCTGAGATGCCTGAGCATAAGCATAGGTACACATCTGATGACCAAGCGGCAGGTCAAGGTGGTCAGACAGGGAGGCGTATGGGTGCAGACTTTAGCCAGAAAGACGGCTCAGGGGCAGCTTTTGAGTGGTTCACTGCAACAGACCACCCAGAAGAATCTGGGCAGGGTTTACCCCACAACAATGTCCAACCCTCAAAAACAAAGTTTATTTTTACAAGGGTTGCCTAACACATACATACCAAATAAGGAGAGCTTCATGGACATCCTATTCTCCCTCTTAGCTGCCCTTAAAGCATTTCTTCCTGCCATCTTTGGCTCGTTGATTGCTGTATGGAAAAGGGGGAGCAGTAGCAGCACAAAGCTAAAAGACTTAACTCTCTCAGAGAAGCTTGTCTTAGCTATTCTCATTGTTTTTGCATTTATCATTAGTGTATTTCTAGGTAAATGGTTAGGTGGGGCAATTACACTACAGTTTGGATTTAATTCAACTTGGGGTATAGTTGTAGAGTTTATCACAGCCATATCTAGTTTAAAGGTTATTGATGGGGTACTTAGTAGTGCTGATGGCATTGTTAAGGTGGTAGTTGAGAAAGCACCTCAAGTTGCTGTTGCATTCTTTGATGGGCTTATTGACAAAATCAAAAAGATTTTTGAATGACGAGGTGGCTATGTTAATTCCAATCCTAATTAAATTTGTTGTTGGTTTATTGTTTAGTGTGACAGCAGTATGTGAGTTTTCAGATATGTTTGATGACAGTTGGGTTCATGTAACATTAAGGTATGCTTTAATGATTTCATGCCTAGCTGTTGTTTTCTATGCAAGCTCTTTAGCAGCACTCCCGTTATTATCTCAATGGACTGTGTTGACGATTGTCACAGTAAGCTCAATGATTATATACAAATACATATTGATGGATGACAATCACAAAGTTAAATATAAAAGTTTTAAGTTCTTGGACAATTACAGCAGCATTAGGTCTAGCTACACAGTTATCAAGAACGATAAAGAGAAGTTTCAATAAATATACTCAAGGAGAGATGCCATGCCATCATGCACAGATAAAGTTAAACCGTATTTTAAAATTGGCGACAGCTTCTCTGTGCCGATTGAGTTGGTAAACCCTGAGACAAATACGAATGTAGAGATTGCACCTAATATGAGCTTTGAATGCTCTATTATAGACGTATCAGGACAAGAGATTGCAAGCCCATCATCCAACCACGTACTGTGTAAATCTTTGAGCCACCTTACAATCTCAGGGTTATTGGCAGAGCCTTTATACTCAGCTAAACCTAAAACCCTTGTACCTTCTTCAATCCAATCTAATTT